CTTCTTACGTTTCAACTGTGGTTCCCGGGGCCTACTTCGAACAAAATGTTCGTTCTACTCCTGTTGGAATTGGAGCGACTGGCGTTATCGCAATCATCGGTGAGGCCGAAGGCGGCGAAAGTTACGTAAACGAAACTTTAAGAGCCAATTTCTTTACCCCCGATCAATTTAATGAGGTAAGGAGAAAATATACAGCTGGTCCTATCGTTGACGCTTTTGGAGCGTTAAGTGCTCCTTCTGCCGATGCTAATATTGCTGGATCAGTTAACCGAGTTTACATTTTAAAAACAAATACAGGAACCAAAGCTGAGGCTCTTGTAGACACAGATTACGGTATTTTCAATGCCAAAAATTTTGGGAAAGATGGGAATAAAGTTAAATATAAGATAACTGCTAGCCAGTTAGAAAACACTCCAACTGTTATTTCTGGAACTGTCCCTGCTTTCGGCGCTGCTCTTAATAATGCTACCTTAACTTTTAGAGTTAATGGTGGAGCTACTACTACTATTACATTGAGCGCTAACCCTGCCAACCATTCAGATATTACTACTTTAGTTGCTGAACTTAATGGTCTATTACCTGCAGGTATTACAGCTTCTGCAGGCACTGCTCCAAATACATACCAATTAAAAATTGATGCAGATCCTGCAAATTATAGAAAGGGTTGGGGTAAAACTATCGAAATTGTTTCTGGAAACCTTACTGACTTAGCCCTAACTGCTGGACTTTACAAGTCTGCCACTGAGTCTGATGTTGAGGTCTCCATCGTAAGATCTGATATTGGTTTAAACGAAACTTTAGAAGCAAAAGGCCAAATAGCATTAGAAGTCGGATATGTTGGAACCACGGCCACATTGTCTATCATTGGAAATACTTTAACCACTAACGTAACTGGCGGTGTTGGCTCTAACCTTTCTATCGATCTTACTCAATACACCACTGTAACAGACCTTGCCGCCTTTATTTCGTCTCGGCCAGGATATTCTGCCGCTGCCACAACTTTTGGTGCGCAAATGAATCCAAAAGACCTAGATAAGGTTGTCAATATTGGTATTTGTGCTTCAGGCGCTTCTTTAAAGCCGGGACGTATTAAAAAATCTTTAAAAAATTTTAAAGATGCATTAGCTACCAGTGCTGCGGTCGATTTTGTTTCGACTGATGTAGATGGCCTTCCATCTCCAATGACATCTTATGTTTTCTTGGCTGGAGGTTCTAAAGGATCTACTTCTGGAGCCGACATCGTAGATGCTTTAGCAAAACTTGAAGGTGTTGCTGTCAACTTTGTGGTTCCTTTATTTAGCAGAGACGCTATTGTAGACATTGCTGACGGGTTAACCGAATCTGGCTCTACTTACACTATCGATGCTATTCATGCAGCTACTAAGAGCCATGTTCTTAAAATGAGTACAGCTAAGCTTAAGAGACATCGAGTTGCTATACTGTCTTTTAAAGGTAATTATGCTGATGCTGAAGCAAAAGCCGCTTCTTTAGCTAACTATCGATGCTATTTGACTTTCCAAGATGTTGACCAAATTGATTCTAAAGGAGAAGTCAAAACTTTTGCTCCTTGGTATTCTGCTTGTATCGCTGCTGGAATGCAAGCTGCTGGTTTTTACAAATCTTTCACAAACAAACTTGCTAACGTGATCGCTTACAAAGACCCTGTTGGGTTTGATAGTGGTTCTCCGGGAGATATTGAAAAAGCCCTTCTTGCTGGACTTTTAGTATTACAATCAGCCACTGCTGGAGTTAAATGGGTGAGCGATCAGTCGACATACGGAATTGATTCTAACTTTGTGTATAACAGCTTACAAGCTGTTTATGCTGCTGATTTGGTTGCTCTTGATTTAGCCGAAAGTTTCCAAACTCAGTTTGTCGGTCAGTCTTTAGCAGATGTTACGAGAGCTGATGCGCTAGCATTTTTAGCACAAAAAATGGATGTCTATAAAAGAGTAAAGCTTATTGCGGCTAGTGATGATGCTCCACTCGGCTATAGAAACGAAAAAGTATCTATTAGCGGGCCAACTATGACTGTTAGCGTTGAGATTAAGCTCGCTACAACAATCTTTTTTATACCAATATCAATAGATATCAGCCAAGTCGAACAGGCTGGATAAAGAATTAGGAGAATAAAATGGCAAAGACACTTACAGGTGCAAGAGCGGTCGTTAGCGTAGATAATAAGGTTGTTGGGCTTTTTGAAAGCTGCACTTATGGGGTAAATATTGGAACTGAGCCCATTCATATTCTTGGGAAGTTTGGCCCAGATGAAATTACTCCTACAAGCTATGAAGCCGTCACTATCAACTGTTCTGGCTTCAGAGTTGTTGATCAGGGCGTCCATCTACTTCCAAAAATGCCAAAGCTTCAAGATCTTTTAAATCTTGGACCAGTCACTATCTCTATCCGAGATCGTCAAACTGGAAAATTAATAATGAATGCGATTGGCTGCATTCCTAATAGTTACAATACTGGCGTAAATGCTCGTGCTACTTCTAGAATATCAATAACATATGTAGGAATAAAGCTTACCGACGAGTCTGGAGATCAAGAAGAATCAAACGCAACAAGTCTTCCTTAATAATTTCAAATACTTACAATCACTTTTTAATAAAGCCCCTAAAAGGGGCTTTATTTTTTATGTTGGAGCTATTTCTACAGATCCTAATCTCACAATCGTGATAATATAGCTATATGCCAACAAAAACACCCATAGATCAAATAGAAAAACATATATCTGATTTTGGCTACAAAACAACCCTATCTGATTTTTCAAAAATAAATAATAACACAAAGATACCTTTTATATGCGAAGAGCATGGCGAATTTTTTATGACTTTAAAAGCCATTAAAAAAGGCTATAAGTGCAGAAAATGCTCGGCTAAAAAAAGAGCGCTAAGAAATTCTGCTTTTTTATTTGAAAAATTATTAGCTTCTTTGAAAGAAAAGTATGGAGATAAAATTAGGTACGTTTCTGGTTATCAGAACAAAAGCACAAAATGTACTTTTGAATGCAAAGAACATGGACTTTTTGACACAACTTTTGAAATAATTCTAAATGCCAAAAAAGATGGCGGATGCCCAAAATGTGCCATAAAACTTAGGGGCAAAAAGAGAACTACGATAGAAGAGATTAAAAAAATAGTAGATTCAGATATTTATACGGTTCTTTCTAAAGAATACGCAAGACATAAACAAAAAATAGAAATTTTTTGCAATAAGCACAAAACTTCATCTTTTTTAACTTTAGACAAAATCAAAAAAGGGAAAAGATGCAAGTATTGTTCGTACAAACAATCAGGCAAAGCCAGAAGAATTCCTGTAGAAGAAGCAAAGAATCAAGCTAAAAGCTTTGGGTACGAGCTTTTAGGTGATTATCAAACTGCTCTGTCAAAAACAGAGTTTTTGTGTAGCCGACACGGACCTTTTATATCCAATTTAAATGACATAAAAGGAGGCCATGGCTGCCCTGAATGCGCTAATAGAAAAAGTCAACCTAATGAAGATCTATTCAAATTTGTTTGTGATTTAGGATTAAATTGTACAAAAAATGACAAATCCGCCATAAGAAACAGTTTAACCAATAGACCCTTAGAAATTGATATCCTAATAAAAGACAAAAATATAGGAATAGAATACTGCGGATTGTATTGGCATAATGAGAACAGCCCTTTCCCTAGGGATAGAAACAGCCACAAATTAAAACACGATCTGTGCAAATCTCAAGGTATACAGCTCATAACTATATTCGAAGACGAGTGGCTTGAACGAAGACCACAAATTGAAAACATCCTAAAAGCAAAGCTAGGACTATTGCCTAGAATATATGCAAGAAATACAGAAATCGTGGAACTTAAAAAAGAAGAAGCAAAATTATTCCTTGAAAATAACCATTTGCAGGGTAGCTGTTCTTTTATGTACGCTTTTGGCTTGGTATATGAGGGGGAAATAGTAGGATGCGCAACTCTGTCAAAACATCATAGGCAAAATAGAAAAGAGGCGGTTTTAAGTAGGCTATGTTTTAGCAACTATGCTGTGGTTGGTGGTTCCAGCAAGCTTTTTAAAGCTATTAAACAAAAAGCAAAGGAATTGGGGTTTAAATCGTTGGTATCTTGGTCTGATAACAGATGGAGTGATGGCGGAGTCTATAAAGAGCTTGGTATGGTCTCCAGAGAACTTCCACCAGACTATTCTTATGTTAAAGAAGGGTGTCCAAAACGCATCTCTAAACAATCCTGCAAGAAAAAGAACCTGATAAAAAAAGGAGCTGTAGGCGATACCGAACTAGAGATGGCCAAATCCTTAGGATATTCCCGTATTTGGGACTGCGGCAAAATTAGATGGTCTATAAATCTATAACTTAGAAAAAACAAAATTTAATATTTTCTCTTTAAATTCTTCTATTGTCCCACGATTTTCAATTACAATATCAAAATCTTCATAATCATCTAAATCTCGCTCTGATGGATCGTTAGATTGGGCTTCATCAAAACGATTAATTCTTATTAAACAAGAATTAATACCAATAGAGGCTGCGTAATCTCTAATTTGGCGTGCTTCGGATTTGTATCTAAGATCGGGTATGACAACCAAGTCCTCTGGTTTAATTTGAGCCAATACCTTATTTGTCCAATATTCTGGATTAACACTACGTTTAATTGAGCCCTCTAATATAGCTAAAGCCCTTGGAGTCCAATAGAGGTTCCCATTCCCATCTGGCCTAAATTCCTTATTTAGGAGATCAACAATTGCCCTAGAAAAATCATCCTGAGGGTTTACGGGATATTGAAATAAAGGGGCTTCTTTTAAATTTCGATTATCTAAAGAATTTCTAGGTATATTGTATTGCTCAGAAACCATATCTTTTAGGGCTTTGGCAAACGAAATTTTCTTAAACCTAAACTCTTCGACCAATATGTCTGAGGCCAAATCCTTGCCAGATCCCTTCCAACCAGATAGCCCTATAATCATTTAGACCTCCTAGATATATGATATTGTATCATAGGGCAGAAGGTCTAATCAAAGACAATCTTTAAAGAGTAGACCATAGGAGTGTTTCGTGAGACTTTCAGCACAAATTTTAAAAAATTTTCAAAATGTTAACTCTTTTCAAAAAGCTTCTGAGTGGACAATTAGGCTAGATGAACCTAACACACTTTATTTTCAATTAATTGATCTTGATCAAGATGGGTTAAGGTACATTCCTACTGGAGCTAGCCCTTCTGTTCAGGTTGTATTTCCAGCAGTAAACCCTAATAATGTTATTACAAAAACGGCCACGGCAGTTTCTACTTTAGACGGTTCACTATGGAAAGTAGACCTTTTAAGTACAGAAAAGCCAAGTTCAGGAAATGTTCAGTTTATTCTTACTGAAGGGGGAGTTGTAAGGCGTTTTGTTGTTATGCAAGGTCTAATTGTGGAAATGTTTAATCAGGGTGGATGCTAATGGCTGATTATACAAAAACAAAAGCTATAACTACTAAAGTTTATCCTGTACAGGCAAATGATACTTCAGGCTTACTCACCAGAGTAGAGCCTTTACTTACTCCAGCTAAATTAAAAAGCAGATATTTAAAGGGAATTCTTGAAAAGCTCCCGCCTAATGTTAGCTATTCAAATGAAGAGCTAAAAGATCAAATTAATATGGCAATAAACGAAATTGAAATTGAACTTAAAGTTCCAGTTTTTGCCGAACAGTTTGTGGAAAGGCTTCCATTTCATTATAATGATTATAAGTCTTATATCCATTTAAGATCAAATGCAGGACCTATTATTTCTATTGAACAGCTTGCGATTGTCTCTGCCAATAGAGCAAATATTTTTGAAATTCCTGCGGAATGGATTGATACGGCCAACTTTCATCAAAGGCTTATCAATGTAGTGCCTCTTCTTGCTGCTTATGGAGTAAATTCTGTAACTGGAGCTGTAGGGAATGCTGGGATCGCTTTTCTAACTGTTTTAGATGGCTTACAATGGGTTCCTGCTTATTGGCAAATTACAATTACTGCAGGACTAGCAAAAGATGCTGGTCAAGTTCCTATTGTTGTTAATAATTTGATTGGAATTTACGCGGCTTTAAATATTTTAAGTGCTATTGCTCCAAATAATTCAAACACATCTGTAAGTATAAGCCAAGATGGTATTGGCCAAAGCTCTTCAAATCCAGGTCCTGCCATTTACCAAACTCGTATTAATGAGCTTCAACTTAAGAAAAGAGAAATTTTGAAACAGCTTCAAAGATTGATGGGACAAAAAATGTTCGTAACGACTATTTAGAGGAAATATGAGACATTTAATTAGTCAGCCACATATTATCTTCTCTGTAGAAAACCCTAAATATCCAGATAAAGTTGAGGTTCCTTTAAAACATGAGGATGCTTTAGAATTTTTAAATCAGAACACTTCTGGTAAGAATGTCTATTCTTTAGAAGGTTATTATGGAAAACCTGAAAAATCTATCTTAATTGTAAACCCTTCTGATGAACAAAAAGAAGCGGCTCGTGCTCTTACTCATTTAACAGGACAAGATTCGATTATAGAATCAGATGGATACACGCACAAAATGATTTATAATCACGGCCCTAATTCGGGCAAAGTGGTTATGGGAAGAGGAACCACGTTCCACGAATCAAAGCCCAAAGATATGTATTCAGTTTTACCAGATGGGACTATATTTACACATAATTTTGATTTTGAGAATAGTCATGTTATAATTCAAAAAAATAGCGTGTTAGAAAAAGCAAAAGAAGAAGAATGGATGTCTCCTGAAGCTAAAAGATCTTTTAGAAGTGAAAGAAAAAAATTTTCACCGCAAGATCCCTTGGCGTCTCAATTAACTTCTGATCGCGGAGTTTCAGAAACTGGCATTGAAGCAAGAAGAGCCGATAGTAAAATATTAGGAGCTAGAGCGCACGGCTACGCTAGAGTTTCGTCTCCAGAATTTCACGCAAAAAGAGCAAAAACATATGCTAGAGAAACGTTAGAAGATTTAAGATCTCAACCAAAACCAAATCTTCCAAAATCTGAAAAACCTAAAATCAAATTTGAACCTCTAATGAAACCCTATGTTTCAGAAGCTCAAAGAAGATGGGCGCATACCCCTGCTGGAATTAAAGCTTTAGGCGGCAAAAAAGCTGTAGAACATTGGGATAAAGAATCAAAGGGTAAAGATTTGCCTGAGAAGATCGAAAAAGTTTTGTCTCCAGAAGAGCTTCAAGCTCAAGAATATAAATTTAAAATGAGGTCAAACCGTCCTTTTGAGAAATCCTTACAAAAGCCTTCCCTTCCATCAGCTCCAAAAGTTAATATAAATCCTGAACACGGAAAAATAATAGCCGATGCTTATCATAACATGAAGCACGATCCGCACAATCCTGAAGTTAAGGCTGCGTATGAAGCTTTAATTAATGAGACTAAAAAGCAATTTAAAGATATGCTTGATCAAGGTTTTAAGTTTACAAAAATAAAACCCAATCAAGAAAATCCTTACAAAACATCTAGAGATTTGCATAACGATATCAAGCAGAATAAACACCTGTACTTTTTCCCTACAGAGCAGGGTTTTGGTCCTGGTGACAAACAGATATCTGATCATCCCATGCTTCAGCCTACTGAATTTATGCACGAAGGAAAACCACTTCTTGCTAATGATATATTCAGGATTGTGCATGACTATAGGGGTCATCATTTAGGAGGGGAATCTACTTTTGGACCCAAAGGGGAGCATCAGGCGTATCTTACTCATAAAAAAGATTTTAGCCCTTTAGCTCAAAAGGCTTTGGCCACAGAAACTTTAATGCAAAATTCGTGGGTAAATTTTGGGCCGTATGGAGAACACAATAGAAAAAATCCTCACCAAACAATTTATGCAGAACAAAAAGCTGCGATTGCTCCAGATTGGATCGTTAACGGGAGATGGCATGAATAACAAGCATTATCGACGTTTACTTGCTGACACTCTTGAGGAAATATCTAATTTTTCAGAATTAAGTTCGACTAATAAAGATAGTCAAATTTCTTCTAAAATAAGAGATGGAGAAGAAAAAAATTTAAATTTTGGCTTTGAAAAGAATGAAGAAAAAAAGCCTCTAAATAAACCTATTAGAACTCCGAATGAAAATAAGAAATTTAAAGTTTATGTAAAAGATGGAGACAAGATAAAAACGGTTAGGTTTGGAGATCCTAACATGGAAATCAAAAGAGATAGCGAGGAAAGGCGCTCAAATTTTAGAGCCAGACATAATTGCGACAAT